TTACTGGCAAACTGTCTATACCAAGACCACCAAAAACAATAATAAATGATCAAGAAGATAGCATAGGAGCTATCGATTTTATTTCTTTCAATCCTATAGCCGACATTCTAGCTCAAATGCAGGACTCGGTTAAGTACAATAGCATAAAAGAGCAATTTAGTGTTCCTGATGTTTTATCTATCAATAAGCCACAAGAGCAATTTAGTCTCTCTGAGCGAGTGTTAACTCCAAAAAATATAGATACAATTTCGTTTGGAGAATCAACAAATGCTTATAGAATCGCCGATCAGCTATCGTTTAGTCATCTAATTAAGACGTATAACTTATCCGATTCTTTTGGCTTTATAGAAACTATTAAGCGCGAATATACTGAAATTATAAGTATCGACGAGTTATATAATTACGTCACGTTGCATGTTAGTGGCAACTTGTTTGTACCAAAACCACCTAGAGTTATTATGGGAGACCAAGCGGATGCCATAACTATAGGTGCTACGGAATACATAGTATCAAACAAAATAACTGAGTCTTATTCAACAGGATCATTCACTGAAAAAGTTGTCGCTAATAAAAACGTCGAGCAAGTGTCATTCACTGAAAAAGTTGTTGGAACGAGAACAACTGATCAAGTATCGTTTACTGAAAAAGTTGTTAGATCGCCAATAACGGAATCATTAAATACTCAAACATTTACAGATAAAATAAGCGATTCAAAAGTACAAGATCAAGTTGCATTCACGGAAACCATAACACACGTTCTACAGAAACCCGCACCGGTCGAAATGTATACTGTTCTTCTAATTCAAGCAGAGTTGTAATAAATAACTGATAAGGACGTATATTCCTATCTTTAGGGCATAAGATGAATAATGCAAACAAAATTTACATAACCTGTTTTGTTACAAAAGAGATATTGCGTGTAGACGCAATAACTGGTTATGTTGAGGCTAGAATTCCTGCCAAAGAGTTTCCATATTCTCTTTTTGTTGATAAAGAAAAAGTTATCTCGACATCATTTTGGGATAATACGCCGCCGTTCGGGATAATATCTGACGCTGATCCTAATCAATTCTTCTTAAGCGATCCCGTATCTGTTCCGACAAATTCGGAAACGTTTACCAATTCCGTTGTCATCTCTGGAATAAACTCACAGACATTCGCTAGCGTTCCCGCACTATACTCAGCAACAATCATCAAGAATGGCGTAGAGTCTGGCAATAAAGTTCCTGTGGTGGATGGCGACATATTAATTGTCAAATTTACTACGCCGGACGAAGAAGAAAAGGTAATAGAACTACCACTATTCGTCGGTTCCAAATACGATTGGTTCAAGTCAAAAACATTACCAAAAGATAGGCTTGTAGATGCATTCTATTTCGATGATGTTATTGGCTCCGAGCTAAATCAAGAGTACGTCTCAAATGAGATAACCATTTCTGGACTATCCAATGGAGTTAGCGTCACACTAACTGCTAGTTTTGGATCTATAATTTTAAATGGTGTATCTACAAGCGTTTCGTCTATTATCGTAAAAAATGACGACAAAGTAAGAATACTAGCAACGACAGACAATACTTACGAAGCTAGAAAATTTATTACCGTAACTTGCGGTTCTTACTTAAACATCTGGACGCTATTCAACAAAGCACAAACAGCGCCCACTGATTACATAAATCCTATTATCATACAGGATGTCGTTTTAGCACAACTCGATACTTTGTATCAGTCTGAAGAAAAGACAATAACTGGATTAACTCAAAATCCAATACGTCTTTATCTTGAGCCTTACGCTAGCGCGTCGATAATAAAGAATGGTGTTGACGTAGGTCAGTATGCCGATTTTGTTGTTGGTGATAAATTCAGAATAAAGGCTAAATCACCATTAGATGGCGAAAGCTATTCCACTATTGGTCTATATTCTCACAATTTTTCAACTACGTTCACCATAAGAACAACTGCCGACATTTATCCAGATTTGTTTGCATTTCAGGATATTATTGACGTTATTCCTAGATCAAAAATTACTTCTGTTGATATCTACACGATTAGCGGCACTAAGCCAAATCAAACCTTCCAAGTTATAATTGCACCTAATGATATCGCTAAACATAGCACGATCGCGCCAACGCTAATAATCAATGGTGTGGAGACAAGTTCAAATATAGCGACCGTCAAGTTGGGAGATACTATTCGCTATTCTGCGGTAATGAATGGTGTAACTTGGAATGGTTACAAAGTAACACTAAGCTTAAAAACGCAGAACGGATTTCAGTTTGCTACTGCTGATGTATACACCAAATATTTGAGCGGCGTAGCAATAGACGATGTTATCGATACACAATCTATCGACAATTCATATGGCATAGAGTCGCAATTGGTATATGAGCATCAGGAAACAACCGATTATGACTTCACCATATACACACCAGAAATATTGTTTGGGCGAAAAACTTCATTCACGTCTGAATACGAAAAGACCACACAGCTTAAAACTCTAGAAAAGTTAATTGTTATAGAGAAAGGTGCTGGAGTCGCTACAACTCTAGGCGATAATCCTCTTTCGTTTGAATATAAAACAACTATATCATCGGAAATAATAGACTCTTAATATGAGAAAAGTAATTCATATAGTATAGCAGATTTCTCTATAAATGGTGAGAAGGCAACTTATCAGCAAAATACGTGTTCAGTAGAATATAGCAAAAACACTTTACAATTGCTTGAGAACAACTCCGAGTATGCATACACGCAATCAAATGGCATTGCATCACAAATATCCACAAATCATGTGGTTAATGTGTCAAATGACATTTCCGTTCAATCGAATTATGTGTTGCACAATTTTGAAGTAAGCGACATACAACTAGCGTTCACGTATTTAAGTTATTTGTCTGAATCATATGGCAAACAGACAATATCTAGCGAATATGAGCGTGCATATAAACAATTTAGTCAAATAGCTTCCGATTATTATCGATATGATGCTATCTCCATACCTATCGATTCTAACTATGTCGTCAATGTGATAAACGGATATGATATTGATGTTCAGTACGCAAGATATTCTCAAAACATAACCGCAATCAATTCTCTATATGCAAGCGAAGTCAAATATAAAGGAATACATTCTTCAGTATTTTATGAATTGCATGTTAGCTCCAATAATCTTGGCGCGTTACTATACATTCAATCTTCCTCGGAAAACATATTTGCCGTATCTATAGACTATTTAATAAATAAGTCATCTGTATTATCGATTGAACAAAATTTGCCAGAATTGAATGTATTGTCTGGCATAGAAGTATTGTCAAACTATGTTGTTTCTAGCAGAAATGCAGTTGAGTTGGCTATTGTTGCGCAATATGATGTTAATGTCGTTGAGACGATAGAATCTGATAATTTGAGTGTGGAAGATAGACGTTTGTTTGCTACAGCACAAGATGCTATTGATGCAGGTATCGCGGCTGGCTATGTGAATGCAAAAGCGTATCAGTTGCAAGATGGAGTATATTTCTGGTATGTAGAAACCGAAGATGATGCATTCTGTAAACTTGATATTGATGTTATTAGAGCTGTTCCGGTATCATGGTATGTTCAGGGTGGTTGATAAATGCCAAAAATAATTGCTTCTCTTAAAGCGCATCATTTCTTTCCTAAGTCTAAGACGTATTCTGCACAGATAAAGAATGCTATTGCACCACCGTTTTACCTAAGCCCAGAATATAGATCAGCAGATGTTGTTGGTATTAGTAGCTTTACGTTTCCTGCTGATCATTATCCGAGACGAGTTGACGATATATTTGTGGAGAAGGGAACTAGTAAAGTGTTGCTCAACAAAAGGGAAGCGTTCTATGAATATAATGCGACTACTAGAACTATAACATTTGACGGCACTCTAACTGAGCAACATAAAATTCATTGGTTGGATTTTTCTAAGTTGAGAACTTTCTATCAACATTGGGAAAAAATCGACTTAACTACAGATTTGCAAGTTTCATCTAAGCAGTTATTACAGGGCATTTCACCTGTTGTTAAACAACCACAGAACATAACGTATATTCCTAGAGGTGGTTCTGTATATTTTTCTGGTCTAGAACAAGATTATGTTGAGCTAAGAAACTACACATCAAATATTGGAACGGCAAATACCAATTTTACTATTGAAGCTTGGATTAACCCATATCAACCACAAGAAGGTGAAGAGTATTGCATACTCTCAAATTGGGCTTCCTCGTTTAGCTCTCCGGGAGCATTTCAAATAAGACTTGATCACGAAGGTAAGTTGATATTTTATAGCTCCAGATTCTATAACTTCATTAGCACCCAAAACGTAATCAATTTTAATGAATGGAATCATATTGCTATTTGTAGTGGGTACACTATAGATGGAGTCTTTCCTTTGACTGTAATCATGGTTAACGGAAAAATAGAAGCGAGCACTTATGAATACGATATGGCATTATCAAACAACATATTGTTCGGTAGATACTTCTCTTCGGCTACAGACACTACACCCACAATAAATCTTAAATATCGAGGGTTTATTAGCAATGTTAGAATAGTCACTAGAAGTAGAGACGCCACAAATTCATTGTTATATCAGAGCGAATTTCAGCCAGATCAATCAAAACTACTTTCAAATGTTTTTGGTTGCGAACTCTTAACATTTCAAAGCACAACTGGATTTTTGGATACTTCTCCTCTTAATCATAAAGACTTTTTCAAGTATGGTGGAATTATTGTAAATTCTGTTACACCAATAACACGGTCTACAGCAGATATGTTGGACTATGAGGATTATGTTGTTGATAGCATAGTAGATCAACCGGGAACATTTCAAGGCGCTTTTAGATGTGAAATACAAATAGACACTCTTCCTCTATACGGAATGGTTTGTCTAAATAATGAAAAAAATGCGTTTATGTATAGAAGTTCTATTCAATCTTTGAAACCATACGACACATTTCAATTTAGACTCGTTAATCACTTAGGACAAGAATCTGATCCATACTGCCTAAAAATTAGATTGACATAACATGTTTTGACATAACTAGCCGAGTACCAAAGGAGGTGCGAAGATGGCAATTAAAATAAATGGAGTGACTGTAGTTGATGATAGCAAGAATGCCACTCTCAATCAGATAACGTTTCCCGATAACACAACACAATCAACGTCTGCAACGAAAGTTTACAAGGGCGTGTTGTATGTTTCTAATTCGGGCAGCGACACAACTGGAAACGGAACGATAACAAATCCGTTTGCATCAATTCAAAAAGCACATGATTATGCACAGACGACATATACAAATGGAGAAAACATCTGTATATCTGTCGCTGCTGGAAGTTATGGCGAAAATATAACTCTTAGTAGACCCAGAACACATATTATCGGTATGTCTACAGGTTTGGTAAAAAATACCGCTATTGCTGGTACAGTTACGATAAATCCCAGTGTATCTATTGGTGGAGTTTATAATGATGTTTTCACTTTAGAAAAACTATTAATTTCTGCTACAGTGACTTCTGGTGGTATAATCAATCTAGCTAGCTCTATAGCATATTCGTTTTATGGAAACGATTTGTTTGTGTTTGGTGAAGGTGTTGGTGGGAGCTGTATAAACTCCACAAACACATCAACTGGAATTAGATTTGAGATGAACAACTCAATTCTACAGAACTACTACACAACACAACCGCTATTGAATCTTGTTAACTCATTGAACGCACCAATCAATAACGTGACCTTCAATAGTAGCGGCGCTCCGTCGATGAGAATCACCACATCAAAAGTGTCCATGTACAATAGCAAATGTTATTCTACAACGGCGACTCCTGTTATTGATGTTGTAAGCACATACGGAACGGCATTCAATCCAATAACTGCTCCCGCTGGAAATATCGCACTCACGCTAGGCAACTCCATTGTCACTAGCACAGCAACAAATGGTAGCGGTATAAATATTGCCGCTGGTTCTACTGCTACGCTAGGTGTTGTTTCTTTTGTTATTCCTTCTGGTTCTGGATATGCTATAAACGGATCATCAGGCGCGCTATTGATTGCCGGAGATTTATATTTCTTCCCGAATACTAATGCATCAATATCACCTGTATTTTCACTTGGCACATCATATCTACCGCTAGTGGATAGCACAAAAATCATTGGTGGTGCATTGGTTAACTATGGTCCAGTGATATTTGACAACAAATTGGCTAACGCTGGAGTTCCTACGACAAGCAAAGGATCGGCAGGAAATTTAAAAGGACAAGTCGCATTTGACGGGACATATTTTTATTATTGCACAGCGAATTATACTGGAAATAATGCTAACATATGGAAACGTGTTTCATGGAGTGCTGATACGTGGTAATAAATAATTATTTTAATGATAGGACAATAATAATATGAGTGGTACAGATGCAGATAACATGCAGTTTCATGGTGATGTCGAGTTTGGAAATGGAACACAACAAACTCCATCACTAACAAACGTTGGTGATAATGATACTGGTTTTTATTTCCCAGAGCAAGACAAAATTGGCGTCACAATCGCTGGTACTCACAAGGTAACATTTTCTGGTGATGGTGTTGACGTTACTGGTTCCGTTACCACAAAACCTGCCGCTGGAAACGATTCCGTAGTTGTTGCTGGGCGGGCTGGCGGCACGTCTTCATATGCAGTAACAGTATCTCCGAATGTGTTGACAGCAAATCGCAATATAAAATTTCCAGATTCAAGCGGCACATTAGCTCTAGTTGGTGAAGGTGGTGCTGGCGGTTCTTCTGCTACTGTCACAAATGATACATCCACAAATAGTGATTCGTATTATCCATTGATGTTTACTGACGTTAGCGGCACTCTAGGTACGGCTTATGTCTCTAGCACAAAGATGTATTACAATCCATCAGGTGGTCAATTGAGTTGCACAAACTTCAACTCATTATCTGACGCCAGAAGTAAAGAGAACGTAAAAACGCTAGAAAATTCACTCGACAAAGTCATGAATATGCGCGGCGTTAGTTTCACTTGGAAAGATAGCGGAGATGCATCAGTTGGTGTTATTGCACAAGAGTTAGAGACTGTGTTGCCCGAAGCAGTGTATACATCGGATCGCGGAATTAAAAGCGTTTCTTATGGAATGATTATTGGTGTTTTGATTGAATCTATTAAAGACCAGCAAGCACAAATTGATGAGTTAAAGGCAAAACTTCAAGTCGAATAAGTAATCATAAATAAAATGAATGCTAACTTATTCCTTGGGGATTTCAATGAAACCTAACAGTAGGGTATCCTTCGCTCAATATTGCTTACGAAATCTTGGTGCGCCTGTTATTGAAATAAACGTCGATGATGATCAGATTGATGATCGCATCGACGAAGCCATTCAGTATTACACAACATATCACTATGAAGGTGTACAAAAAACCTATCTAAAGCATCAAATCACTGCTGATGACAAAACTGAAGGAAAAATACACATTCCAGATTATGTGTATGGTGTGACTAGGATCATTCCTTTCTCAAATGTTGTTAGCTCGTCTAACTTGTTCTTTGATGTAACGTATCAGTTGATGTTGAGCGACTTGTACAACTTAACAAGCACTGACGTATTATACTATACCATGCTAAATCAACACATCACTATGTTGAATGATTTGTTGAATGCCGTACCTTCATTTGAATACAATAAAAAGGTCGGCTATTTGACATTCCCAAATTCTCCAGAAGGATTGGATCGCCGCCTAAATGTCGGGGATTATATCATTCTTGAGTGTTATAGAGCCGTTGACCCGAATGAATTTACCAAAGTTTACGATGATTACTGGCTAAAGCGATATGCTACTGCACTAATAAAGCGTCAGTGGGGAGCGAACCTCAAGAAGTTTTCCAACATGGTACTTCCGGGCGGCATTACTATTGATGGGAATGGAATATATGATGAAGCCATAGGTGAAATTAGAGAATTAGAGGATGAATTGAACACAAAATTAGCCCCTTTAAACTTCTTCATGGGGTAAGTCATGGGACGATCAATTTATTTCGACTTCGGAACTAAGAACGAGCAGCGCATTCTTGAAGATATTGTTATCGAATCAATACAACAGCGCGGGCAGAATTTCTTTTATATTCCAAGAAAACTTGTAGCTAAAGATGAAATTCTTGGTGAAGATCGCTTGTCACAATTTAAGCAAGCGTTTGGCATTGAGATGTATCTAGAATCTGTTGACGGATTCGATGGGCAAGATTCATTCATGTCAAAATTCGGTCTTCAGATTGAACAGAGTGCAACCGTCACTGTAGCAAAACGCACATGGGAAAAATGCGTAGGTAGATACGGTGCTACCATATTGCCTGACCGACCATGTGAGGGTGATTTGATCTATTTTCCTATGACTGATACGTTATTTGACATAAAATTTGTCAAGTATCAAGATCCATTTTACCAGTTGGGTAAGACTTACGTTTATAAGCTTAGAATAGAAACATTCCAATATTCTTCCGAGCACATCGATACTGGACATGCAGCAATTGATGCATTTGAATCGCTTAAGTCATATGATAGTAACCCATTGCATAGTGAATTTGGACGAATAACTGCCGTACAAATTGTAGATGGTGGTTCCGGATACGCAACTGCACCATTAGTTACTGTGTATGGAGATGGTATAGGGGCTGAGATTGAAGCGGTTTTGGGTACTGGCGCTAATAGCGATAAGGTTGTTCAGTTAATTATTAAAGATAGCGGTTATGGATACAACACTCCGCCAGAAATAGAATTCGAAGAACCCGAAGCAGTGGATGGTGAAGTGGCGGAAGCTATTGTTACACAGATAACTGTTGACACGTCGCTATCCCAATCTTATGGTGATAACGTTAGGTTCAAGAAAGAGGCTTCTGATATTTTGTTTTCTGAAGACAATCCATTTGGAGAGCTAGAATAATGTTAAATGGAGTCTCTTACTATCATGGAACAATTCGCAAAGTCATTATTGCATTTGGTCGCCTATTCTCTGACATAAAGGTTATTCGATATGACAAGGAAGGCACACCTTTACAGACAATAACAGTCCCTATTGCATATGCACCAAAAGAAAAGTGGATTGCTCGCATAGAGGGAGATCCGTCATTAAATAACACGTTGTATAATGTGTTACCTAGATTATCCTTTGAGATAAATGGTTATGCTTATGACGCGAGTAGAGCATTAAATAAAATGAACACCATCGTGTGTAATGATGCTACCGATCCTACGCGCAAGCAAGTGTTTACACCAACACCTTATAACATCGAAATCACACTATACATTTTGACCAAGACTACTGAAGATGGATTGGCTATTCTTGAGCAAATATTGCCAGTTTTTAGACCAGACTATACGCTTTCCATAAAAGCTATAAATGACATGAATATCATAATGGACGTTCCCATCGTATTGAACAGCGTCACCGTCCAAGACGAATATGAGGGAGACTTTGAAACACGGAGAGTTATAACTCACGCATTAAGCTTTACGGCAAAAGTTGGATTGATCGGTGCAGTAAATAGCGTCGGGGTCATCAACAGCGTATATGCAAATCTACAGAATCTACAGGAACAACCTCTTCAGCAATACAATGCGCAAGCTGAAAATCCTGTTAGTGAGATTGTCGAAGCGTGGACTTTATTTGGAGATTAGCCTTAAGAAGCATACTAGATCATGTATACAACATACAACGGAAATAACAATTTAAAATCGTCCGGCGTCAAGATACAATTCACTGTACAACAAGCAATGGAGTACATGAAGTGTCAGGACGACTACATCTATTTTATCAAAAACTATTGCAAGGTAGTATCTCTCGACAAAGGATTGATACCCTTTGATTTGTATTCATATCAAGAAGAATTCTTGCATACTATACACAACAATCGATTTGTTATTAGTATGCTTGCTAGACAGATGGGTAAGACACAGACTGTTGGTGCTTACATATTGTGGTATGTGTTATTTCAAGATAACAAAACATGTGCAATTCTTGCTAACAAATTTGCTGCCGCTAGAGAAGTTTTGTCTCGTATAAAAGACATGTACGAACTTTTACCTTCGTGGATGCAGCAGGGCATTAGAGCATGGAACAAAGGTGATATTGAATTAGAAAACGGGGCAAAGGTATTTTGCTCCGGCACATCTTCTAGTGGAATCAGGGGACGCTCAGTCAATATGCTGTATATGGACGAGTACGCAATCGTTCCAAATACAGTTGCTGATGAATTTTTTACATCAACATATCCAACAATATCATCAGGAACTACAACCAAAGTTGCCATAACATCCACACCTTTGGGATATAACCATTTCTGGAAATTATGGAACGGTGCAATAAACAAAACAAACGAATTCACATCATTTTATGCTCCATGGAATTCTCATCCAAGACGTGACAAAAAGTGGGCAGATGAGCAAAAAGTAAATTTGGGCGAATTACGATATGCACAAGAAGTGGAATGCTCCTTTTTAGGAAGTTCATTGACGTTAATCGCGCCAGAGATTCTATCTAAATTGTCAATCTCTACTCCAATAAAACAAAATGAACACATGAAAATATATCAGCAACCCAATACAAACCACAACTATGTTTTGGTATGTGATCCAGCAGAGGGAATTGGCGTTGATTATAGCGCAGTCACTGTGTTTGATATAACTCGGATACCTTATCGGATTGTTGCCAGTTATAAAAACAATAAGATATCTCCAAACGCATTACCAACAACCATTCATTGGTTAGCAACTACCTATAACAATGCATACATACTATGCGAAATCAATAAACTGGAAATGGTAGCAACAATACTTCGGGATGATATGGAATATGACAATATGTTATACGTCATTCGGGGTAAGTTTGGTCAAGAAATATCTGAAGGATTTGGCGGGAGCACGCCTAGATATGGAGTAGTCACCGATAAAAAAGTCAAGAGAATAGGTTGTTCCACATTAAAAATATTGATTGAAAATAACAAGCTTATTGTCGATGATGAAGACATCATATCTGAGTTGTCAACGTTTATAGAAAGAAAAGGCTCATATGGAGCAGATGACGGATATCACGATGACATAACAATGACCCTTGTTCTATTTGCTTGGGCGACTTCATGCACATATTTCAAAGAACTAAATGATAGCTCTAAACGGGAGCTATTATATCAAGACATGATAAAGCGCACAGAAGAAGAGTTAACCCCTTTTGGATTCATTTTGGATGGCACAGAAGAGGAAAATAAATTAGTAAACTTTTAAACGCTAAATAATATTGTAAAAAGTTCATCATTATTCCTTATGGAAGGAGAGAAAAATGCCATTTTATTTGTCGCCTAGCGTAAACGTCTTCGAAAAAGACCTTACGTCTATAGTTCCTGCTGTTTCTACAAGTGTCGGTGCTTTTGCTGGCGCTTTCTCTTGGGGTCCAGTTGAATCCCCAGTAACAATTAGTTCTGAAAACGTGCTAGCTCAAACATTTGGCAAGCCTAATGATAGCACTTTCACTTCTTTTTTCACTGCTGCAAACTTTCTATCATACTCAAACAATCTATTGACTGTTAGAGCTAATGGCGCGGGCTTAAAAAATGCTATAGCAAATCCTACTACTGTTGTCTTTTTGATCAAAAATGAAGATGACTACATGAGTTCATATTCAAGTGGTCAAGGTAATGTTGGTCCATTTGCTGCAAAATATCCCGGAACTCTTGGCAATTCCATTGCCGTTATTGTATTTGATGCACAAGCATATTCGTATGCAAAAGCTATTAAAATTGTAGAAAAAGCAAATCATGCAGCAATTCTTGAAACAACTAATGAAGCGGGAACTGTGTATGTTGCCAAAGATACGGATAAAGTCTATAAATGGGATACATCAGCTACACCCGCTGAATACGCTGAAGTTTCTGGTGAAACTGGAACTAAACTAAAGTTGAAAAAGGCTATTGCTGGTACATTTGATGGCGTTCCATCAACTAGTGACTACGCATCTAGAGTTGGCGGATCTAACGATGAGATTCATATTGCAATTATAGATGAAGACGGTTTGTGGTCAGGTACAAAGGGATACATTCTTGAGAAGTATTCATACCTATCAAAAGCATCTGGCGCAGTTAAGTCTGATGGAACAAATAATTATTACAAAGATGTATTAAATTCAACCTCCAAGTATGTTTGGTGGATGGATCATATTTTGGATACTTGGGGTTCTGCACCAACAACAAACTTTTCTGTAAATATGAGTGATATAGATGCATCTAAACTTCTAATGTGGTCATTGTCTGGAGGCGCAGATTATACATCAACACCAGCACCAGCACCAGCACCAGCAGATCTTCAAACTGCATACTCCATTTTTGCTAACGATGAGTTGTACGACATTTCTCTAGTATTGACTGGAAAAATTGACTCAGTTACAGCAAATTACATCGTTAGCAATCTAGTTGAAGCAAGAAAAGATTGTATCGCATTCTTCTCACCATTCAAAGATGGAAATCCAATCATTGGTAATGGAAGCGAAGCTGTAGAAGATATCAAAACATTCAAAGATGCTATCAATGCATCTACATCCTATGCTGTTATCGACACTGGCTGCAAATATCAGTATGACCGATACAATGATGTATATCGTTGGGTTCCTCTAAACGGTGACATTGCCGGACTTTGCGCTCGTACGGATTACACAAACGATGCTTGGTGGTCACCTGCTGGATATAATCGTGGGCAAATCAAAAACGTTGTAAAACTAGCAGTTAATCCCGGCAAAACGGAACGTGATGACCTATACAAAAATGGAATCAACCCTGTAGTCAACTTCCCCGGAAATGGTGTAGTTCTATTTGGCGACAAGACAATGTTAACCAAACCTTCAGCGTTTGATCGAATCAACGTTCGTCGCTTGTTCATTGTTCTAGAAAAGGCTATTGCAACTGCTGCTAAGTATCAGCTATTTGAATTCAACGATTCATTCACCCGCGCACAATTCAAGAACTTGGTTGAACCATTTCTACGTGATGTTCAAGGTCGTCGAGGGATTATTGATTTCCGTGTTAAGTGTGATGAAACAAATAATACAGGCGAAGTGATTGATCGCAATGAGTTTGTTGCTGATATTTTTATCAAGCCTAGCAGGTCTATCAATTACATCACGCTAAACTTTGTTGCAGCTAGAACTGGAATTTCTTTTGAAGAGATTGGCGCGTAATTGATGATCTATTTGATAATAAATAATCATCAACACATAGAGGAATTTGAAAAATGGCAGATATAAGCGAGTTTAAAGCTCAATTGATTGGGGGTGGTGCAAGACCATCCCAGTTTCGAGTGGAATTAACCTTTCCGCAATATGTTTCTAATGGCACGTTAGCCGGGCAGCAATCACAGTTTTTGTGTAAAGCCGCAAGTCTACCAGCATCAACCATTGAAAATATACCAGTGCGATATCGCGGTCGTCCTGTGAATTTGGCTGGAGAAAGAGAATTCGCGCCTTGGACTGTATCAATATACAACGACACTAACTTCAATATTCGTAATGCTTTTGAATCTTGGAGTGCGGGAATTCAGTCATATACTCAAGTTGAAGGGCGCACAAATCCATCGGATTATCAAGTTGATTTGCGAGTACATCAGCTAGATCGTAGCGGATCAATCATAAAGTCATATAGATTTTATGATGCATACCCAATGATAATTGGAGCAATTGGGTTGGATTTCGAAGCGACTAATGTTATTGAACTTTTTGAAGTGGAATTCATTTATAATTTCTTCGAACCTCTCTAATAACTGGGAGTTTATATTTTGAAATTGTTTGGCTTTGAGATAACCAGAAATAAAAAGGAACATCAGCTAATATCTGTTATTCCTCCATCCAACCCAGATGGCGCTACCATAGTTACGGAAACTGGCGCTCTTGGAGGATACTACTCTGTTTTAATGGATCTTGAGGGGTCTATTAAGACAGAGAACGATTTAATACGTCGATATCGCGATGCCTCTATGTATCCTGATTGCGATTCTGCTATTGAAGAGATTGTCAATGAAGCTATCGTCTGTGATGATGAGAGCCAAATCGTTTCGCTAAATATTGATGATGTCCAAATACCTGACAATATAAAAAAGAAGATGATCGAAGAATTTAACAAAATACTAATTCTTCTAGATTTCAATAGAAATGGATCAGATATTTTTCGTTCTTGGTATATCGATGGAAGATTGTTTTATCATTTGATGTTTTCCGAGGGAAAAGAGAAGGAAGGTATAAAAGAAATTCGCTATGTTGACCCAAGAAAGATCAAAAAGATAAAAGATGTCAAAAAAGAGCGTGTTAACGGTGTAGATGTAATAAAAGACACAAAAGAATATTACTTATACAATGATGCCGGATTTGGGGCAAGCATAACAA